CGATGTACGGCGGGCACGCAGTTCGCCAGCCGCACCGCAGGACTGGGCGCGCAACAGGGCCAGCTGTACTTCGGAGAGTTCCAGTGGGAGGCGGGCCCGCTCGCGACGCCGTTCGAGTGGAGGCCGAAGGGGGAAGAGCTGCGGCTGTGCCAACGCTACTACCAGGTGGATGCCACTGGCGTGCCGTTCGACGGTGGATCGCGCTTCAACGCTGGCGTGGGCCTGATTCGGGGCGACAACGCGGTGTACCTCACCTACCGATTCAATCAGCGAATGCGGTCGGTACCCGCGGTCGCCTTCTCGAACCCATCGCAATGGCGGCTGCTCACGGGAGACGGTGCAACCAGCCTGACAGCGCTCAGTGCGGCGGAAGTTACGTCGACCCGCATGACCATCATCGGTGCGCTGAACACTGCCGCAGCGGGTCAGGCCGGCATCCTGCAGAGCGGAGATTCGGCAGCGGAGGGCACTGGATTGACCATGGATGCCGAAATCTGAGGTCCGCGGGAGGGCTGGAGAGCGTTCCTTCGCAACCGAAACCATCAAGGAAACAGCACAAATGCCACGAAAGATCATCGACCTCGATTCCGTTCAACCGAACGGAAAGCGGGGTGAAACACAGCGCCCGGCGTTTACCAAGATCAACGAGAATTTCGCCGAGGTCTACGACGCGTTGACCGAGGTCGCGAAGATCCCGGAAACCGTGGCGAATGCCATCACCGACCGCGTTCCAGGCAGGAATCTGCTCATCAATGGTGCCCTGCAGTTCTGGCAGCGCCGTACATCTGGTCGTGTTGGCAGTGGGTCGGGGACGCTGGGCGCGGAAGTGTTCTTCGCCGACCGTTTCACGAACTCGGCGCTGGTCTGCAACCACGACGTGCAGCGCGTGGCGTACGACGGGCAGGCCGGATTTCCGGAAGATACACGGTCGATTCTGGTCTGCACCGTATCCGAGGCCATCGCCAGAAGTGGCGCCTGGATGGGGCAGAAGATCGAGGGTGTCGGCAGTGCAAGTGGAGACATCACGATCTCGGTATGGGCGAACTCTGATGCGCCCGGTCGCAGTGTGGGCGTGCGTGTCATCCAGGATTTCGGAACCGGCGGCTCACCCTCGCCGCAGGTGGTGCTGGAAGCCGGTGTACTCACACTGGGCACCACCGCCAAACGTCACAGCGTCACGGTGACGTTGCCAAGTACGCGGGGAAAGGTGCTCGGCAGCAACGGCAACGACCATCTCTACGTAGTGTTCGACCTGTGCGGTGCTGGTCAGAAGGGCGAGCTGGTGGCACAGAACGGCTCGTTCGGCTTCACCCAGTTCCAGGTCGAATCGGGCCGCGCAGCGACACGATTCGACTGGCGGCCGCCAGGTGTGGAACTGGCGTTGTGCCAGCGCTACTACGAGAAGAGCTACAACCTCGACATCGTACCCAACACGGCGCACAACGAAGGGCGCGAGGCATTCTCGATCAACTCACCGGGAATGGCGCATTACCAGAGCGTGCGATTCCAGACGGCAAAGCGCGCTCATCCCTACGTGATGATCATCTCGGCCGACAACATCCAGCAGGATGGACACATCGCGGAAGACAACATCTCCCGCGTGCCCTGCCTGGTCAACTACGCCTCGCCTTCCGGGTACGAAGTCAGCTGGACCAACAATCCAGGCCGCTGGGGCGGCTGGTGGCATTGGTGGGCCGACGCCGAGCTTTGATGGGGCGCCCGCAGGGAACAGGAAGACAGCAATGACGAGAAAAATCATCGACCTCGATACCGTTCAGGCGAACGGTAAGCGGGGTGAAACACAGCGCCCGGCGTTTACCAAGATCAACGACAACTTCGCCGAAGTGTATGGCGCGCTGGATTCGCTGGAAAGCGCTTTGCATAGCGCGGCTCCAGGCAGGAACCGCCTGATCAACGGCAACTTCGATTTCTGGCAGCGGGCCAGCACTGGCACCACCCAAGGCGGCGAGATCTATGTGGCCGATCGTTGGACCGTGGCAGCGCTGAGCTGCACGCATACCGCAAATCGCGGGGCCAATCTTCCTGCCGGCGGAGCCGCGCCGGAATCGCGCCGTTTCCTCAACAGCGTTGTCTCCAAGGTCAGTGCAGGCAGCAGCGCCTATGTCGCACAGAAGGTCGAAGGGGTCGCCACGCTGTCCGACGGCGAAGTGGTGGTTTCCGGCTTCGCCTATGGCCCGCCAGGAAAACGCATCGGTGTTCGTCTCATCCAGCACTTTGGCACCGGTGGTTCGCCGTCCGCCGCGGTCAGCGTAGAGCTGGGAACCGTAGCGGTCACCGCCGCGTCCTGGACCTATTTCCAGCTCAGTGCGCGATTGCCATCGGTGAAGGGGAAGACGCTGGGCAGCAATGCCGACAGCGATTTCCTGTGGCTGGTGGTGGATCTGTGCGCCGATGCCTATGGCGGTGTCATCTCCGGTCAGAGCGGAGAGTTCGGCCTTGCGATGATGCAGCTGGAGCGCGGCGACAGGGCAACGGCATTCGACCTGCGCCCGCTGGCCCACGAGCTGCAGCTGTGCCAGCGCTACTACGAGAAGAGCTACAACCTGGATGTGCCGCCTGGCACGGCCGATGGCATCGGACGCGACAACCAGTTCTACGACCGCAGCGTCGGCGTCGGCAGCACCTCGCATATCCGGTGTCGCGTCCCCAAGCGGGCCATCCCAGCCTACACGGTCTACAGCGATGTGAACGGGCAGGCAGGGCGCATATCCGGCGCAAGCGGCGGCATCGGCACGGTGACGTCCATCGTATATGCCGGCCAGTCCGGCGCACAGGTCAATTACCAATCCGCCGCAGGCAACTGGGGCTCCTCCTTCCATTGGACCGCCGACGCGGAGCTATGACATGTATCAACTGACCGAAGAGATCGACACCATCAAGTGCCTGCAGACCGGCGCGTTCATTCCACGTGGCCACCGTCTGTGGAATGACTATGAAGCCTGGTGTACGGCAGGCAATGAGCCGGAGCCGGTACCGCCGCTGTTCGTACCCGGCTCGGCGCAGTTCCATCGCTTCATCCGCGGAAAGGCGTGGGAGTGGATGGCCCAGTGCGCCCGCGATCGCGGCTATGACAGCATCGAGAGTTGCTGCAGCTACGCGGGCAGTGCGGTGCCGCGCTATGCGCAGGACGCCATCGCCATGATTGCCTGGCGCGACGGGGTCAACCTCGCACTGGAGACTATCGAGTCCACCGCCGAGGAGACCGCGCCGGACTGGCGGCAGGTCCAGGCGCAACTGCCGCAGCCGGATGCATTCGGCTGGCCTGCCGAGCAGGCGCCGGAAATCATCGGCGGCTGAGGAGGACGACGCATGGCACGACGCACAATCGACCTTGATACCGTGCAGCCGAACGGAAAGCGGGGTGAGACGCAACGGCCGGCCTTCACCAAGGTCAATGAGAACTTCGCCGATCTCTACACGGATCTGGATGAACTCGAAACCACGGTGCAGGATCTCCGGCGCAGGCAGAACGGCCGGAACCGGCTGATCAACGGTGACTTCAGGTTCTGGCAACGGGGCAGCAGCCGCACTGTGGTGTCGCCTCTGGCGGTGTATGTTCCCGATCGCTTCCAGGTGGTATGCACTGGGGCGGGGCAGGTCGCGGTGTCACGCCGCAGCTTCGATGCCCCGGCATTCGGGGTCACGGGATTCATGAACTGCGATCTCACCGGATCGACGGCCGCGACCGAGGCGTTCGTCACCCAGCCGGTGGAAGGCGTGCAGACGCTCGCGGGAAGTACCGTGACGCTGAGCATGCAGGCATGGGCCGCGACGCCGGGCTGCCGCATCGGCGTTCGCTTCATCCAGACGTTTGGTACCAATGGGTCTCCGGATGTGACGGTCCGGGCAGGCGTCCAGGAGATCGGCACCGCGGCCGCGCTCAGGTACTTCACCGTCGAGTTGCCATCCATTGCTGGCAAGACCGTGGGAGCCAACAGCAAGCTGCACGTCATCGTCGACTTTGCGACGCCCGGTGGTTATGGCGGACAGCTTGTCGGCCAGTCTGGGTCCTTCTCGCTGACCTGCATGCAGTTGGAGAAGGGGGCGACACCTACCGACTACGACATGCGTGATGACGCAACCGAGTTGATGCTGTGCCAGCGGTACTACGAGAAGAGCTTCCCGCTGGAACAGGCACCGCAGCTTGGCATGCCGTCACCGCAGGGCGTCGCCGCCGCGTTCCAGGCAGGCCTGGCGCGCAGTGAGCAGATCTCCTTCAAGGTCGCCAAACGCACTGTGCCTGCGCTCACGCTCTACTCCAACAGTGAAGTGGCGCCGGCCCTCGGCTACTGGTCGTTGTTCAACGGCAACGGGTGGTCACGCGGAATGGCTGTCCCGCTGTTCCTTCGTCCCGATGGATTCACGCTTCAGCTTGATTTCGGTTCTGGCCTGACGCCGTTCTATGCCTATCTGGTGGGCGGCAACTGGGCGGCTGACGCCGAGATCTGACCCCCTGGCCGTCAACACCGGCGCACGCAGCGAGGACTGCACATGACACGAAGAATCATCGACCTGGACACCGTCCAGCCCAACGGCAAGCGGGGTGAGACCCAGCGGCCGGCATTCACCAAGATCAACGACAACTTCGCCGAGATCTACGCTGGTCTGGACGACGCGCAATCGGCGCTCATGCATCTGGAAGGCCGCATGGCCGGAAGGAACCCGCTCATCAACGGCGACTTCCGGTTCTGGCAGCGCGGTGCAGCGTTCCCTGCATCCACGGGCTCTCGCCACATCGCTGACCGCTGGGCGGTCAATGCCATCGGCACCAGGGTGGCTGCCTCACGCGAGGATGTGCCTCCAGGCGGCGGCCAGGGAGGGCGCCTGCTGGCTGGGTCGCGCCACCTGCTTCGGCTGGAGGTGCAGAGCGTTGCCGGTGCCGGCAACATGGCGCTGGTCCAACAGCGCATCGAGGATGTCCGGACACTGGCCGGGCGCACCGTCACGATCAGTTTCAAGGCGCGCGCCTCGGTGGACGACTTCCGCATCGGCGTGGAGTTGCAGCAGTCCTACGGAACGGGTGGGTCTACCGCGCGCGACAGCATCGGCGCCTCGGTCGTGCTCGATACGCTGTGGCGATGGCACCAGGTCACCGTGGAAGTTCCCGGTCTTGCCGGCAAGACGCTGGGCCCGGACAGCTACCTGCAACTGAGCTTCTGGCTGGACGCAGGTGCCGATTTCGGCGGCCGCGCGTTCGCCGCCGGGCAGAAGAGCGGCAGCGTGCAAGTGGCCGAAGTGCAGATCGAAGAAGGCGATACCGCCACCGACTTCGACCGCCGGTCCGAAGCACTGGAGCTGCTGTTGTGCCAGCGCTACTACGAGACGGTGGATGTAAACCGGATCATCGGCATCACCTACACCGCCAACGGCGACACGCGAGCGTGCATCCCGTTCAAGGTGCGCAAACGCTCAGCACCCAGAATCTCCTCGCCGTCCACCGCGCTGAACCTGGTGGGCTTCGGCAATGCCGGCAACCTGGTCAACTTCGACGGCGGAGCGCCCAGCTGGCAGTCCACGGTTGACGCGGCAGTCATCGCCTCGATGCCGAACAACATGCAGCTCTGGGGCGCGGTGGTGGTGTGGTCGACCACCTCGCAGGTGCTGGTCCAGGCCGATGCGGAGCTCTGAGCCATGACAACCCCCGCTCCGCAGGCGCCAAAGCACGCCTGCTTCACCACCACTGCTTCGCTGCGCCCAGGCCACCACGTCATCGTACCGTGCGGCCAGGAACGGTACCCCGTGCCACCCCCTCTTCCCAATGCCGCACAGGAGAACACCCCATGATCACCGCCGATGCCCAGCAGCTTGAGCCGGGTGGCCGCATCACCGTCTATGAACTTGACGCCAGCAGTTTCGGCGCCGACAAGCTCTTCTTCCACGCGCACCTGCAGAGTGGCCTCATCTGGTGGCAGGGCCAGGAATATGGCCCCTGGCCGATCGAGGCCAGCGGCTTCGAGCGCACCAGCGACCAGCCGCCGAACCCGCGCCTGCGCGTGAGCAACATCGATGGCCGCATCACCGCCATGTGCCTGTTGTTCGATGACCTGGTCGGTGCACGCATCATCCGCCGGCAGACGCTGGCCAAGTACCTGGATGCCGCCAACTTCGAGGAAGGCAATCCCAGCGCGGATCCTGGCGAGCACTTCCCTGATGAAGTCTGGTTCATCGAGCGCAAGATAGGTGAGGACAAGCAGATGGTCGAATTCGAGTTGACCACCGCGATCGATCTCAATGGGCAGCAGCTGCCGGGCAGGCAGATCATCGCCGGCATGTGTGGCTGGCTGGTGCGTGGCGGCTATCGCGGCGCGTACTGCGGCTACAACGGTCCAGCGGTGGCCGACAGCGACGACGTCGCCACCGATGATCCGGCGCGTGACCAGTGCGGCGGTCGGGTACGCAGCTGCAAGCTGCGCTTCGGCCAGGACAAGCCGCTGCCCTATGGCGGCTTCCCCGCCGCGGGCCTGTTGCGCTCCTGATCGATCCCCTCCCGATTCCACTTTCCAGGCCCGCCCGCGCGGGCCTTTTTCATGGGTGAAACATGCAACCGACAACCCTGCAGGCCATCCAGGCGCACGCCGTGGCCGAGTACCCGCGCGAATGCTGCGGGCTGATCGTGGCCATTGAAGGCCACGAACGCTATCTTCCCTGCCGCAACGTGGCCGCCACGCCCAGCGAGCATTTCCGCCTGCCCGCTGAGGACTATGCCGTGGCCGAGGACAAGGGCGAGGTGCTGGCCCTTGTGCACAGCCATCCCGATGCCGCCGCAACGCCGTCCGACGCCGATCGGGTCATGTGCGAGCGCAGCGGGCTGACCTGGCACATCGTCAGCGTCGGCCAGGTAACAGGCGAGGCACCGCTGTGCGGTGATCTGCAGACCCTGCATCCCATGGGCTACATGGCACCGTTGGTCGGTCGCCAGTTCGCCCACGGTGTGCTGGACTGCTACAGCCTGGTCCGCGATTTCCACGCACGCGAACTGGGCATCCCGCTGTCCGAGTACGAACGCCAGGACGACTGGTGGAGCCACGGCCAGGACCTGTACAGCCTTGAACGGCTGCACGCCGAGGGCTTCGACCTGATCGAGGGCGAGCCGCAGCGGGGCGACATGATCCTGATGCAGATCCGTTCGCCGGTCACCAACCACGCGGGCATCTACCTCGGCGACGGGCAGATGCTGCATCACCTGCATGGCCGCCTGTCCGAGACCGTACCGTACGGCGGCATGTGGGCCGAGCGCACCCGTTGCATCGTCCGCCATCGCGAGGTGCGCCATGACTGACCGTCTTCGTACGATCCGCCTGTACGGCAAGCTGGGTGCGCGCTTTGGGCGCAGGTTCCGGCTGGCGGTGAACAGCCCGGCCGAGGCGGTGCATGCGCTGTGCACGATGTTGCCGGGATTCCAGCAGTACCTGATGGGCGCAAAGGCCAAGGGCATGGAGTTTGCCGTGTTCAACGGGCGGCAGAACCTGTCGCGGGATCAGCTGCACGACCCGCCGGGACAGGATGACATCCGTATTGCGCCGGTGATGGTGGGTAGCAAGCGTGGGGGCGTGTTGCAGACGATTGCGGGCGTTGTCATGGTTGTCGTGGGCATCATCATGCTTTACACGCCGGCTGCGGCTTATGGCCCCAACGTCATCGTTGCCGGTGCCAGCATGATTGCCGGTGGCGTTGTGCAGATGCTCTCCCCCCAGCCAAAAGGCCTGGGTGCCAAAGACACACCCGAAAACGCGCCCAGCTACAGCATGAACGGCACCGTCAACACGCAGGCGCAAGGCAACCCCGTGCCGGTCGCCTATGGCGGCCATGACACCAAGGGCATGTTCATCGGCTCGGCCGTGATCAGCGGCGGCATCCTGGCGGAGGACCAGTTTTGAATCAGACCACTCATCCCACGCCGCGCACGCGCGGCGCAGCCACGCCAGTGCTGGCGGGTGCCAAGAAGGGCGCGAGTAACGCCCGAACCCCGGTCGAAACCGCCGACAGCCTGCACTCGATGGCGGTGGCCCGCATCATCGACCTCGCCAGCGAGGGCGAGATCCGTGGCCTGGTTGCCGGCAAGCAGTCGATCTACCTGGACCAGGTGCCGATCGAGAATCCGGACGGCACGCTGAACTTCTCCGGCGTGGACGTGCAGACGCGCTCCGGCACCCAGGACCAGGAGCACATCAGCGGCTTCCCCTCCATCGAGAACGAAGTCGGGGTCAACGTCGAGCTGCGCAGCGATGCGCCGGTGGTGCGCACCGTATCGGGTGCCGATCTGTCAGCCGTCCGTATCCGCTTTGCGGTGCCGGCGTTGCAGAAGACCAACACCGAGAACGGCGACACTGAAGGCTACCGGATCATGTACGCGGTGGATCTGTCCACCGACGGCGGCCCGTTCAGCACGGTGCTGACCGATGCCTTCAGCGGCAAGACCACCAGCCAGTACGAGCGCAGCCGCCGCATCGATCTGCCTGCCGGCAGCCAGTGGCAGGGG